TTCAAATTCTTTTCCGTTCCTTGAGAAGAATGTAACTGTGTTCATTTCCTTACGGCAGATACAACGGACACCATCCAATTTTCTAGAACCGTACCATTCTCCACTTTGAAAATCCACTCTGTTTGGATTGTAGGCATTTGCCAAAGCCACCTTAAAGGTAGGAATAAGTTCTGGGTGGATTGCCTTATTGATAGAGGTAGTGCCACAGCCCATATTCAGATCCCGGTTAAGAATTGAATAAATAACGGTCTCCCATTCTGGCCATTCTTGAATGAAGCGGTTTACATTAGCAATTGCAGAGTGACCAGTACAGACCCGGTTTCTAAGATCGTCTAATAATGTGAAGATGCTACCGTAAGTAAAGCGATGTCCTAGAAGATCTGAATTCTTTCTACAGTTCTTTGGAGTAACATTGTACTTATAGTAAGGATTGTAGGTATAGAAGAAAACCTTTTGGAGAAATTCCCTATCCTCATTCTCCTCAGAGTTGTCAGCATATTTTTTGAGGGTTGCAATTTTATGATTTCCTGAAGAAGATGATTGCATTTCTTCTAGGAAGGATTGCAGATAATTGAGATTTGTGTATTCAGTCATATTCCGTTTAAATTTGTATATTATAAATATAATACAAATAATTGGGAATTGAAAATTTTTCTAGGACTTTTTTCAAAAAGTTATTAACAATTTTTTAGTTGGTCTTGTATCTCTTTTATCTTAGCGCATCTTTCATAGTCTTCCTTTTCTTCAAAATGTTTTAAGATTCTATCTAAGCTATGGATCTTATGCTTGGCAGTTTTTTCATCATAGTGTAATACTTGATCAGGAAACATAGTAATTACATTATAACATAAGATCATATAATGGTCCCAGTCTCCATGTTCAAGTTGAGCCAATAGGGCTTTTAGAAATTCATCATCATTAAACGCCATCTTGTATATCTTTCATTCTTTTAACTAACTCCTCCTGTTCTTCTGTTAAACTTTGTGGTATATCAACTAAAACATTAACAAAGAAGTCACCATATATGTTAGGATTATGATAACTAGGAAAACCTTTTCCTTTAATTCTTAGCATTGTTCCATTCCTTACACACTTAGGTATAGTATAGCTTATGGTTTTGTCAAATACTTTAATCTCGTCTTTCGTTCCTAGTAAAGCATCATAAAGATTTACACGCTTTATTGTATGTAGCCCTTTTTGATCTAAGTAGAAATTTGGATCATCTTGGATAAGAACAGTTAGGATAAGATCCCCGTTCTGCTCTTCTGTCATTCCTCTTTGTCCTAATCCCTTAAGCCTCATCTTTTGGCCTGGTTTAACCCCACGATTAATATTAACACTTACTGTTTTTGTTCCTAGTCTTATTTCTCTCCTAGTACCTAAATAAGCTTCTTCCAATGTAATATAGACCTGAGCATTTACATTACCTCCTTTACCATTAAAGCCATACCTTTGATTAAACATATCAGAAAATCCACCGCCGTTTGCATTTCTAACAAACTCATCAAAGAACGCATCATCAAAACTGCTAAAAGGGTTTGAATTAAATCTTGCCTTTTTCTTAGGATCAGTTAATACGTCATACGCCTCAGCTATATCTTTAAACTTAGACTCGTCACCGCCTCTATCAGGGTGATGCTCTTTTGCTAATTGCCTATATGCTTTTTTAATATCTGCATCTGATGCATCTCTGCTAATTCCTAGTATTTGGTAAGGATCTTTCATTTCCAAAATATCTGTACACAGACTAAAGCCACCGCTAAAAGTAGAGACACTATTGTTTTTAAGTTAATACCTTCACCTAGAAAAATGTAAGTGCATAAAGCAAAGACAACTATTCCACTTGAGAACCCAATAAACCTACCTGGCCAAAGCACCCCACCAAAATGAGTAACTACAGCTGCTGTTGCTTTAATAAAAATGTAACTAGCCAAAGTCCCAAATATGATTGAGATAGTCCATGGGTTTTCTTTAAACCAAGGCCACACAAATTGACCATTAGATTGAAACCAAATTAGACATTGTCCAATAAAGAAAAGAATAAATGCAAGTATTAAGTTATTCATTAGTGTAATATTTGTAGCCGTCACGTTCCGCATGACTTAACCACATATCTAAGTCTTTGGCAGTTATCCAACTTGAGTTACTAAAATCGTTATCTCCTTTTTTCTCTGACCTATAGATGTTCATAAACCATCTTTCATCAGGATCCTTTTTATCTATCTCCCACCAATACCACACCCTTTGCCAAGATCTAGGTTTCTTTAGGTAGCATTTTTTACCTTCATCTAAAGCTTTAAGAAATTCCTCCTTACTTATCGGACTGTCTTTCTTCATTGAGCTTTTTCATTTGTAATGTTTTAAGCTTTTCATCAAGCTTAAACTTCTTTTCTTCTAATAGGTTAGCCTTTTCCATCTGAGCACTAATCTTTTCCAAAACAGACACGAGTTTAGGAATATCCGATTCATAGTATTTTCGACCCATTGAGGTTCTAAAAAAATCTGACATAATAAGTTGTTTATTTTTATATGTTATTTCATGACTTAGTTTCATGAATATATAATCAAAATAACTATCATATGAAAAAAGTACCATTATTTGAAGATTTTGTACCGGTAGGATTTGGTGGAGATAATGCTGCATCGTTTTCTTTAGGCGGTGTAAACAATGTAGAGACCGGATATAACATGGATGCCATCGTAGGTCCTGTGGATCAATGCTGTAGCCATGTAGCTGAACAGGCAAATATGTATGAAACAAATGATAACCCAGATCATACAGCAGAAGCTTACATTAAAGAAGCAAAGAAACACATTAACGATAAGATTGATGAAGCATGTGAAAACTATAGTGCAACTAATGAAGGTACTATTAATGAAGGTACTGATATTGGTTCTTGGAATCAAGGTGGAGTTAGAGGTAACGAAAATGTTTTAGTAACTACTTTTGCTGGCCCTAAAGATATTGAAGATTTTGGCTTAGGCAGAAAATGTATGCAAATAAATGTAGGGAGAAGCTATGTACAATTAAACCCAGCAGATATTGTAGAACTAAAAGAACTTCTTAAAAATTATAAAGTGTAATTTAAAGTATGGCATTTAGAAGAATATCATATACAAACGGAGACCCATTAATCAACGAAAACTGGGCATACTACTTTTCTGAATCTTCTGAGGGTGGGAGGTATGAAATTTTATATGAAGATACCGCCAACACCTTAATTAATACAAACTCGGATTTAGTTCTAAATAAGTATCAAGATTTCTATAACTCGCTATCACCCGGTTTAAGTGTTTTGTTAATTGGTTACGGTATTGGTAACCCGGTAGATACAATTGCAGCTAATGAGTGTACTCTAACAATCATGGAGAAGTACCAAGAGGTGATAGATCTTGCAACACAGGATCTGAGTCCTTATACGGTTCAAGTCACAGATCCCTATACTTTCAATTATGCAGGTGAACCTGGTGCATATGATATTATTCTTTGGGATTTTCTTGATTATCAAAACACAAGTACTACATTACCGCTTAAGGAAATGGAATTTGCGTTAAGAGATGGTGGGCAAATAGTAGCATGGTCAGCCGGTGGAACTAATGAAGTTAGAAGTATACAAGCCATACAAGCTACTGAAGTTATGAATGATCTAAACGGTCAAAACTTTTTTAGATCATTTTCAAAAAATGCAAACACCATCTATAATAGAATTAAAACAAAACTAAAACAAAAAGGATGAGCATACCTAAATTTAACGAATACTTAACCGAAGCAGAAGACTATGAATTTAATCCTAGTGAAGCTGCGGCAAGGCTTAAGAAAAGAGAAAAGGAAAACATTCAAAGATATCGTGCAGCTCAAGATCGCGGGGATAACTTTGCAATTGAACTGTATAGTCTTAGGGTTAAGCTAGATAAAATGGACCTTGAAAGACTTAAGGTTCAAACTGCAATACATGATCTTAAAAACAAATACGGCAAATAATGGATAATCAAGAAAGAGACGATTTAAGTAAAATCCGCCACTATAAAGGAACAGTAAAAGACTTTAAGAATTACTGGGATGAAATGGCAGGTACAGAAACCAATGCATTTGGTACTCCTGAATACCAAGGCTTTAATGATGTACACCCAACTCGTGGTGCTAATGATAGTGAACACTGGAAAACTTCAAACGTAACAGAAGACACTGATGTAGGTCATGTTGATAATGAACCTGGTATGTTAGCCAATGACCTTAGTGTAATTGAAAGATACGCCAAAGAACTAGGTGAAATGATGAAGCAATTAGAAATGCAAGGTGAAGTAGATTTACCTCATTGGTGGCAATCAAAAGTTATCCTAGCCAAAGAATACTTAGTCAAGGCTAAGCATTACTTAAGAGCTGAATTAGAGAAATAAAAAAAGGAACCGCAAGGTTCCTTTTCAGTTTAATTAAAGAGAGCCTTAAGGTTCTCTTTTTCAATTGTGGACTTCAGCACACTTACATAGTTAGGGGCTTCTGCATAACTCGCTCCTAGATATTCAAAATACTCTTCCTCAGAATTAATCTTACTTAAATACCTACATTGGTAAAATGCATAGTCATACACGGATTCCCTCCAATGATTATAGTATGCGTGATTTCTTGAGGTGCCTTCGGCAGTAGTGATCCTACGTCTTGCTTGTTTCATACCAAAGAGATTATGGTTCTCTAAAAAGATATGACTTTTCCAGCGACCGGTTTCAACAATTGACTGCGCCATAACTATGTGTGGGTATTGTACATTAAGATCTTTTAACATCTGTGTAAAAGATTCAACGCTAAAGCTATCCACTTCCGCAATAATAATTTCAACCTCACCCTCTCGCAATTGTTCAACTACAACTTCTTTTGCTTTTGACTTACCTATAAAGTAGCCAAGAGATCCGATTGCAATTAAAATAGCTGCTAGGTAAAGTGTCCATGTCTTTAAACAAACCTCATCAAATAGAAGCTTGTCTTTATTGTATTTAAAAAACATAACTTATTCTTTTTCTTCAGTAAATATCCAGATTAATAAATATGCCCAGAATGATCCGGCGGTAAATAGGAAAAGAATCCTCCATAAGATAGAAGGCAATCCACTCCATTCACCTAACCCCGCACATACACCACCAATGTACCCTTTTCTTCTATACAGTTTCTTGTTCATCATTTGTAAGTTCTTTAAAAAACTTTGTTATTTTATTGTCATTATAAAAGCAATCGGCATCTGTTGCCAAAATGCTATCATGTACGGTTGGGCTAATATCATATAAGGCATTCATATATGATTGACCTTCTCTTAACCCATGACCTACGTATTGGTTTTTATAAACCTTAAGTAGTCTCAACTGTTGTTTGGTAAGCTTTGCCATAATTAAAAATCACCAGGTGCAACTTGAAAACAATCTATACCGTTATCCCTCCACATATCCACGACCTTTTGCCTATCATCAAATACACAAAGGATCCTGTCTTTTTTATCTCCAGGAAACAGATCATCCAACCACATCTTCTTTAGCTTGTCATCGGCCATAAATTTGAAGTTACCACCAGTAGGTCTCATCTTAAGAATACTAAACGGTACTTTAAATTGATTAAGCCAATCTTTAGTGGCATCTTTGGTAGCTTTACTCCTACCAGAAAAGATTACGATTTGAAAGCCTTTGTCATGGAGAGCCTGTGCAGTTGCAATAACAGGTACATTAGGCTGGTCCATACTGATGTTAGCGGGATCAAAGAATTTATCCCAATCCATTTTTCCATTGTCCTTAGTAGAAAAACTTCTCCGAGTATCAATATCGGCAAGAGTTCCGTCAAGGTCAAAAATTACAATGTCTTTATCCATAATAGAATTTGTTTATAGTTTAAATATAATACAAATAATTGGGATCTGAAAACTTTTTATGAATTTTTTTCTTGTTCGGATCTAAGCTTCTGTTTGTAAATAGCCTTAAGCTTTTGTTTTCTTTTAACAGATGAAGGCTTTTCGTATTCCTTCCTATCTCTAATCGACTGTACCTGTTTAATTCTCTTGGTCTTACGCTTATACTGTTTAAGCATTTTGTCAATAGAGTCTTTTTCGTTTCTTTTAATTATTATCATACTTTATATATTTGTCGGGATGGCAGGATTCGAACCTGCGATCTCCTGGTCCCAAACCAGGCGCCGTAACCGGACTAGGCCACATCCCGTATGTTGTCCCTGCAGGGCTCGAACCTACACTCTTCTGAACCAAAATCAGACGTGTTGCCAATTACACCAAGGGACAAGGTACTGTTCACGGTTTGTTATTTATTGAATTTGACTAAGAGATTTCCTATAGTGGCGTCAACCTTCTCTAGTCTTATATTGACTTTGTTTTCAAATTTATCAAATCGTGAATCCATCATACTTACAATTTCACTGGCTTCTCCTTGGAAGTCGCGTTCTAATTGATCCATTCTGTTATGCAATTCATCGTGCATTTTTCCTAGTTCATCATTTACATCATCCGCTATCTCGTTGATGTGATCTGTGAGATCTCTCTCAATTAAGCTTAAAGCCGAAACTTTGTTCCAAACCTTAACAACACCCACAACCCCGATGATGACCAGGACCGTAAGTATACCTAAAGTAAAATAAAGTGTTTCCATATTTCTTTTGTTTTATTTTTATGATGTGAACAGCACCATTTATTATTATATGCAATTTCTTAGTATTGTTTACAGACTAAAAAAGACCGGATAAACCGGTCTTAACCTAAGAGAATAGAACCTCGAAGGATTAGGAATTTTTCACAACCGAACCAGAAGGTACCTCAGTATTAGCAGGAATAGTAACACCCTCATACACGGTTACATTATCTCCAATGGTTACACCATCCTCAATGGTACAATTAATATCAATTACTGAATTAGCACCAATGTAAACCTGGTCACCAATAACAGTACCCGGTCTAACTAAAGAACAGCAACCAACAACTAAGCCTTCACCAACTGTTACGTCGTTGAGGTTTTTACATCCATCAAAAAGCTCATAAAAGGTAGATCCATCCAATATTCCATTAGCAACAGTAAGACGGTCATTCCCTTCTTCTAATGCAATCACCCAAGGTAAGTCTGCTTGTGCTTGGTCATAATTAGTAGAATCATATTGACCATATTCTCCCACATTAAGAAGTGAGGTAATTTTCTTGGCCCATTCGCCAGTTCCATAAATGTTTATCATATCTTTAATTAATTTGATTTATATATTTACTTGGAGCGGAAGACGGGGTTCGAACCCGCGACCTATAGCTTGGAAGGCTATCGCTCTACCAACTGAGCTACTTCCGCATATGCAGGATATCGCTTAACCTGCGGTGAGTGTACCTTTCACCTTGTTCCCTTGCGGTACTACGATTTTTTTAGTGTGAACCAGACAGGATTCGAACCTGTGACCGTCTGCTTAGAAGGCAGATGCTCTATCCAACTGAGCTACTGGTCCATGATAGAGGAAAGGGCTTCGGGTCTTTCGGGGTTCCTGGTTTGTTGGCTTTACTATGAACCCTTTTTCAATGGTACCAACCTAACAGCTTCACTACCCTTTCCAAGTTATTTAATCCAGTGTACCTTCACACCATTCTTCATAGAAGGCGTCATGGATCGGATTATCATCTTCAAGACTTTCCCAACCGTCGTCGGTAAGAACATAGAAGTCTGTCCCTTTAGGCGTTTCAGCTACTCGGAAGGTTAGCTCTTCGCCATCATCAGTACGAATATCATACTCTATAGTGGTCGCCCACCAAACTTCTTTTGATTCTAAAACTTCAATATTCATTGGCATTTCGTATTCGTGAGTTTCTTTAACCTTAATAGTCATTATTAGATAGGCTTAATATCTTCAGCATCGGCTTGGAAGTCATAATAACGTTCTCCGCAGATTGCATCTTTATAACTTTCCCAGTTGGCAGGACGAACCCAGTATTTGTTGTTATGGCTACTGTACGAAAGGATAACTCCTTCTTTCCAAGTATCCCTGAATACAGGAAGTACTTCTCCGTTGCGGTCAGTCTTACCTTCAGGATGTGGAACAATTGCCATTTTCTTAAGGTACATTACCTTCTCTCCAGATTTAAATTGTGTTTCTGTCATAATAGTTGTTTAAAAGATTGGTACCGCTGGCCGGATTCGAACCGGCACTCACCGTTCGGCGAAAGGGATTTTAAGTCCCTCGTGTCTACCAATTTCACCACAGCGGCATTCATTATTATTCACTGCTTTTGGATCGTACACCTGAGTTAAACATTAGGCTTGCCAAAAGGTTAATACCTAAAGCCTGCCAAAAGGTGATTTCATTGATAGGATTTACTGCAGGCACTAAACATGAGTTCCACAGTAATTGAACAGGCCACGCCGCGATGAGGGCCAATATGGCTACACCTACTAGGAGTAGAAATGCAGTTCCAAGGGGGGCGAATACTTTATCCATTTTTTAATTTGTTTGTTACAGTATAATTATAACAGGTAGAATAGTTTTCTGAAAGAGTTTTAGTCGTCATCTTTAAAAAACATTCCCCAAATGAAAACTAATACAAAGAAAGGCCATAGGAAAATCCACATAACCCTTTCTCCTACTGAAGGAGGTTCCATTTCCATTCGTGAATAAATGTTCTCAAAAGAAAAGGCACAGGCTATTCCAACTAGGGAATATAGCATGGCTATTTGGATGAGGTTCATACTTGAGCTAATTCTTTAATTTGTGCATCACTAAGGTTACCAATCTTCTTACCTTTAACCTCGCCATTTTCCATATAGACCGTAGTAGGAATAGATCTGATTCCATACTTTTGAGCCAATTCAGTTTCTTGGTCTACATTTACAAAGACTACCTCTACTTCGGATTGTTCTTCTGCAAATTTTTCCATTCTAGGTTTCATCATTTTACATGGTCCGCACCATGATGCCCAAAAGTCAACTAATACCCGTGGGCCATTCAAATCTTCTTGTGTCATTTTATTCATCGGTTAATCTGTTTTGTACAAATGACTCACTACCTAAGATAAGGTTAGCAGTTTGTTGAGGAATGCCTGAATCTACCATCCCATCCAACTTTGACATAGCATCAGTAATGTCTTGTGCAATAATGTTGATAACCTTTTCCTTACCGTTATCTAGGTATGTGCACTCATAGATGAGGTACCCTTTTAACTTAGATGTTTCTAAAACTTCAATACATAGAACAACAGTTCTTCGCCCATCCTTAAAAAGAGCCTTAACTAACTCATCTTTTTCTCTGCGGTATTTTTTCTTTAGTAGTTTTGCCATAACTTTGTTTATTATTATATGGAAGAACCTTTTTTGGTTTAAAGCATTTTTCTAACAGAGATTTGTACTGCTTCTTTTTGTGAAGAAGTAAATGAAGTTTCCAATGATAGATTTTCTCTAAGTTGTATATGTGCATACACCGATGTTGGTGTTTTGTAGAAACTGTTTCGCGGTAGTGGCCCTAGCAACCAAAAAGGAGCAATGCCAATTCTAACAGATGGGTTAATCTTATACTCTACTTGGGCAAGTCTTATTCTTACTTGACTGGTCATAGCATAAGTTGAATCATCACCCTGGTATGTTTCGGATCCAAAGATATTAAGTAACTCTACCCTAGGACCAAAAACCCACTTACCGTAATTAAATGATTTCTCTATACTTACTGATAGGGAATTGTAGTATGATATGTTAGCGGCCATCTCTACACCCCAACTTTCTGAGGTATCTTTGGATTGCGCCGATGAGGTAAAGTATAGTAACGATAGTAAACAAAATAAAAGGGATCTCATAGGCTTTTTCTTTATCTATTGAAAAAACTTCTGAGATCCCCATGGTTTAATGTAACATAACAGTAACATTAATTACTCTCACACGAGTTGTAGGGATGACGGGACTTGAACCCATGACCTTGACTGTATAAGAGTCCTGCTCTAACCAACTGAGCTACATCCCCAGATTGATAGCACCTATGACCTATGTAGAGGTGCAGAACTCGAAAGTATGTGTGAGTTTATTCCGTGACCGTTTCCTCGGTAGCTATATAGACTACTTCCACCGAAGAATCAAGGAATGTCGTTCCATCTCCCTTATCGCACTTTGTAAGAGTACCCTTTTGTTCCATCACCTTAAGCGGTATGGGTCCAAGCGGAGTAGAGATAGTAAACACGGAGCCAGGGAAGAGTTTCCAAAGCTTATAACGGTTACCCTTAACGGGGTCTTTAGCCATCCAGTCATTCAAGTTTCTTGACATGGTTTGTAAAATTAAAAGGTTTGTAAAAAAAGAGTTGAGTTTATTCTAAGTATTCCGAAGTTCAGCACATTTTTCTAGTGGCGGTCGCACATTGCAGCACATAGTCCCACTAGTTACGGTAGAAGCCACTGTACCCAGTTAGCCTCAGAGACGTTTCCGATTGCCAGGATGATCCCCCAGACCAGCGTAGCACATAAGCCAACACATACCGTGTTCATCAAAAACCATATAGCCTTTTCTGTTAGCTTTTTAGTCTTCATATTCACCATTCCATTTAAATACATTGCCGTAGTTAGATTTATTATTATATACATCCATTACCTAATAGTTTCAGTCCCTCTTAGTAAACGTAGGACAATCCTTTTCAATAACAAAGGCCGTGAAGGTCCGTCCGGGTCCCTCCACTGGCTGGTTACCGAGAGCCGTAATGAAAGACCCGTTAGCGAAACCAAGAGGGGTGGCAGGACCAGAGTACCATGCGTGTAGTCCGTCTTCCTCGTACTGTCCCTGGGTCGCGCCGCACTGGCAGGTTTTGGGAGAGTCTACGAATAACCGGAAGGTATCGTTGCAAGAGTTACAGAATAGTAGTTTCATGTTAGTCGTTTGAGATCATCTTAGTGGCCAAGTGGACCAGAGTTAGGATTAGGACACACCCGGCAATGGTTACTATACCGGTACTGATCGCGGCTAGGGAATCCGCGATGGAGGCGAGGGCCTCGGCTTGGTTTGTATGATCACTTAAGAATTGATTCATGTTGTTAGTATTTGTTAATTACAGTATAACTATAACAAGTGGACCTCCTTTCTGAAAGTTTCTGGCTAGGGATTTTTTACAGGACAGAAATTTTTCCAGACTAGACATGACCCTACTAGACTTTGAGTTACTAGTCACATTCCAGAACTATGCAAAATTTCCGGCTGGAATTTTTATGTGGGCCCAAACTCATGAGCCCGGTGGCACATCCAGATGACATGCGAAAAATACCCTTGAAGGGAATAATTCTCTGGCCTTGCTTTGAGCTCCACCACTAGACTAGTAGACAGCAATGGCTAAGCTAAGTACTACAAGGACAACCAGAGCTAATAGACCTTGCTAAGCTACTATAGACCCTAAGCTACTACTAGACTACAACCACCCTACTACTGGCTATAACCGTTAAACCGCTTGTACAGGCCCCCTACAGGCTATAATAGGGTATTTCCTTGTAGACCGCTATTACCGCCGCTACAGGGACTACTACAGGGATTATGCCCTTTTAGTTGTTTTTAGCGGGAGCTGGGTGGTTGGGTGAGATAGCTGAGGTATGGCACTATTGGGCTCTAGAGCCGTATATTCATATATTTGGGCTATATT